TACTTCTCACTCAACGGTGAGGAAAGCTCCGAATCGGGAAAAGCATATATAAACTCTACTTCATTAAAGTATTCACTCAATTCTTCGAGAATACCATTAACCCTTGAAACTATCTCTGACAATTACTTCTTAACCGCCTTTTCCTTAGTTTTACACAGAACAGGGAGAAATAACCGCACTGCAATAAATCGGCTTATCACCGCAGCAAAAGGTCTTGCAGCTTTTCACCCAGTACATACTTTCCTGTCTGCCGTCATATTCAGCCCAAATAACCGCATTTTCAAAATCTATTTTCTGTTCCGGCACGTTGAATATGAAAAGAAAATCCGAATTGTCTATGCTTCCCTGCTCCGTATAATCTCTTTGGGCATACTCCCTGTTTTTAATTCCTATAGGACATATAAGTCCCTTCAATACATATTTTTTTATACCGTTGCTCTCAGTCAGTACGCATTCCGTACCGAAATTATTTATCTGTCCGCAAATTGTCTGATATATCACTTACCATAACCCCTCTGAAAACAAAGCCCTTGTCCCTTATGTACGGGGCAATACTTTTCATACACTGTTCAAGATAATTTTCGGCAAGCTCATATTTCTGCTTAAAGCTTATGTCAAGCTCTCCTGCCTTGAAGCCTGTAACATTAGCATCTCTGCATATAAGCGTGTATTTGCAGAATGCCATTGCGGCTGCGGCGGCAGATAATCTGCCGCCGCAGTGTGCATTATCCGCACAGGCTTTGTCATTCAGCATTTCCTCAAGCTCGCAAACAGAATTGTCGCAAAGTCTTCTGTATTTTTCAGCCTGCATACCGTCAAGCTCCGCAAGCTCCGAAAATTCCTGAAATACCTGCTGTCGGTTCATAACCTTACACCTTCAGTACAACGCTTGCTTCGGAGAATATTTTTGCAAAGCCGCTTATAACGCTTACAGCCGCACGTTCAAGCTGTCTGTCTATGAGCTTGTCGTAATCAACCGTTACCTGTCCTGCCTGAACCATTTCCAATGCACATTTATTGTCCAGACCGATAATTTTATCGCTGTCAAGTGACGGTACATGAATAAGCTTTGCTCCCATAGGAGTAATCATCTTTCCTGTACCGTGGAAATCCAGTCCTGCCTGAGCGTCCTGCATTTCGGGCATAGCAAGAATTTTCTCCATAAGAGCCGTAGGAACAAGCAGAGTGTTCAGTTCATAGGGTGACATACTGCTCCAAAGACTGATTAAATCACCGTATGCCAGAGTTCCACTCTGAGCCGCATTCACTACTGTTGCAGCATTGTTGTTTCCGTCACCGTTGAGCAGAACCTCCACCGCATCGCCAAGCTGAGTTCTCGAAATATACGAACCTATCTGCTTAAGAGTAACAGTGAAAAGGTCAAGACGCTGAAAACGCAGTGCTTCATATGTGGAAACAAGCATCCTTCCTCTTTTTATAAGCTTTACAAGATTTTCCTGAGTTTTCACAGTAGTAACAGGCAGAAACGCACCCTCATTTACTACTTTAAGCTCCTTTGAACCGTCCTCGGGTGATGAAACTATGCTTCTGTAGTCCATACCATCTATATTTGTCACTGACGCTGTAATATCGGGCAGAACATCGGCATAATCCATACCTGCCTTTACCGCTCTGCTCACATATTCGGGAAAAAGTACCGCAGATGATGATGTCTGGAAAAACTTATCCACTATATCGGAATCCGCTCCGCTTACCTTTATGTCAAATCTTTTGAGCTGTCTGCCGAACGCATCAAGCTTTCCGAGAGGTGAGCTGCCGTAATTTTCGCTGGGGTCAAGCTCCTCAAGAACCTGACTGAAGCTTTTTCCTTTTCTGTTATACATAGTCTTGTCGATATTTATTGTTTTGTAAAGTTCCATTTTTTACCTCCGCAATTCTTAATTTTTCACATTAAAGTATAAACGTAACCGTATCGCTGTTCACAGAAAGAACAAGATGTTCTCTGCCGCTGTCTGTACCCTGTGCAATTCCCTCATCGGTATATACCAGCTTTCCGTAGCCCAAATCTATATCTCCCGACTTTTCAGCGGTCACTGTGCCGCCAATCTTTACTGCACAGAAGCCTCCTCTTACATTGACTGTAACTCCTAACAGTGCCGTACCCGAAGTCGCCTGCTCAACCGTTCCGTTATCGCTCAGCTGAACCCACTGTCCCTTCTCCGTTACGGAGCTGTCTGCCTCAAATGTAAGAATATTTTCATTAAATCCGTTAAAATCTACTTTCATATCAAAATTTTCCTTTCCTGATTTTTTTAATTAATTCTCATATATTATAATGACTGTCGTCTTCACAATTTGACAAAATAACATCTTTATAAGACATAAGCTGAGGTGCAATAAATATGTTTTCTTCTGCTTTTCTTCTGTAGAGTGCAGCCATTTTTTCAAGCTCACACAGACTGAGCTTTTTGGCAGTATTGCTTAGTACTTCAAAGCAGCTCTCATCACTCTTGTTTCCGTCGTCAAGGCACATAGAACCGTATCTTACATATTCTTTCCTGAGTTCTTCCTCATAAGCTCTGCCGTAACCTGCATATTCCTCAAGCTCTCTTATATAGTCCAGAAGAACCCCTATGTTATCAGAATTTACCGAATTATAATTTCCGTTTTTGAGCTGTTCCATAAGATTTTCGTTACAGTCAGTTCCGCTGTACCGGTAATTCTTTATAACTCCTGCTTCACGCTGACTGGGTACAGCCACAAACGACCACTCATAAGCATCGCTTATATCACTGAGAATATGGTAGCAGATTTTTCCGTCATATTCTTTCCCCTTTATATGTGAGCAGCCGTCTTTTCTTACTTCCTTTCCACATATGCTGCATACAACGCTGTCGGCACGGCAGCCTACACTGATTTCCTTTTTTATGCCGCTTTCTATAAGCTGTATGAGCTTTTCAGTATTGTCGTTTACAGGAATGTAGGCCTTTGCGGTAAGTCTGACATAATCCTCACCGTATGCGGTTTTTCTTCCCTCAATTCTCTGTGTCTGACAGCTGAATATTCTCGCACTCTGATTTTCCGCAGAAGGATTGTGGTCTGCTATACCTGTTTTTCCTACAAACAGCCTTCCCATATTCTCAAGAGCCTCAACCGAAAATGCTTCGTTATCCCTGTCAATATCGTTGTCGCACAGAACCAGTCTGAATACATAAAGCTCGTTTTTATCAAAGCTTCTTGTTGTGTACTGATTTATAAGCTGTACATCGCCGTCATCTATCTCAGCTACACTTTTGAGCATATCATTTTCATTAAAACACTTTTCCAAATAAAAACTCCTTTTCCGTAGAACCATAAAAGGTTTTATTTTCCCGTCCGCAATCTGCTGTTGTCCAAGGCTGCGATTTCAGGTGCGGCGGAAAAATTTCCGCCGCACGCTTTCAAGGTTAACCTTGAAAGGCAGTCAAAATACAAGTATTTTGACTGCTGAAATCGCCTTTTTGACGCACACGCAAGCCCAAAATTTAATCTTCAATTTCACTTTGGAGCTTATCCGCCTGAGTATTGATAAATCTTGCATTAGCAAGCTCAACCTCGTCCTGAAGATTGATATTGCTCCAGTTTACGGTATGCTTTGTACTATAGCCGTTCATAGCCAGCCACATTGAGCATACCCTGCTTATTACAGGATTGAGCAAAACCCTGTAATGTTCCAGCTCGCTTGTAAGAATATCCGCTTGCTGTGAGGACATTCTCTCGGTACTGCTCCACGAAAGGCCAAGCAAAAACGGAGGAATGCCAAGTTTTGATACAATCTGTTCGAGAAGCAGTCTTCCGGGCAACTGACAGTCCAGAATCTGATTATCTGCACCTATGACTTTTATATCGACATCTCCTACTGCGATAAAATCAGAAACGCCGTTATCCTGCATAGCCTTGCTCCATTCTTTGGCGATAAGTTCTGCACGCTGCTGTGTAAAAGCACCGTCCGAGCCGTCTGCGGGCGGCTTATAAGTAACTGCAAATCGTACATTTCCAGCCCTGTCCCAGTTCTGTCCTATTGCCGTAAATATCTTTAGAAGTATATTACTCACAAACGGAAGCCCCTGTAAAATTGAAGTACCCCCTGTCTTATCGGGCTGAGGGTTAAGCGAAGTAATAAGGATACGCTCACTGTTTTTCACAGGCGAAATATTTCCGTTTTTCTCCCTGACACATACCGAAAGCTCAAACGGATTTCCGTCTGTACGCTTCAGCACAATATCATTGTTGCACACATTATATATTCCATATATCCCCCTGAGATTTTTATACGGCAGAATTTCAGCAACGGCAGTTCCGTAGGTAAGCAATCTGTCGAAGTAACTGCTTATAAAGCATTTGAAGCCTATATTGCTTCCGTTTGTTTTAAGATTGTCAAGAAAGCATTTAAGTCCGTATTCAGCCTCTTCGCTTTCGCATATGACATCAAATGTTCCGAGAAGCCTTACCAGCTTGTTTATTGCCGAGTCTATGACAGGTATAGCTTCTCTCAGAGCCGTATACAAAAAATACTGGTTATTGCTTGACGGAATATACCTGTCCATAATTCTGAAAGGATTTGAAAAGCTGCTGCCCATAACGCTCTGAGCTATTTTTTCAGTTTCCCTGACTGTTTTCTTATCATTTTTATTTCTTTTGAAAAGCTTCACAATACACCTCCTTTAAAACCTTCGTGCTGCGAAAGCTGCAAAGCTGTTCTGCGGTCTGAATACGACTGTTGACACAAAATAGCGTATATCGTCCATAGCGTGGTCATTTTCCTTTACAGGAGCGTCCGCACCTGCACTGTTCCACCTGTAAAGGTTAAATTCTCTCATACTGTCCTTGCAGTTTGAACATATTTTTACACTTCCGTTCTTAAGCACTGTCGAAACCTTTCTTATACCGTCAATGACCTTATTTTCCGCAGGTTCTACAGCAAAGCGTCCGTGTCTGCGTACAGTCTGAATGAAGCTTGCCGCCGAGGGATCTATAACTACCCTGTCGATTTTCCTGTCACCTGCAAGCCTGCAAAGAGCCTCATAATGTTCCTCGTCAGTTTTCTGAAAGCCCTCTTTTCTCGAATCGTAATAATACTCGTCAATTCTGAACCATACATTCTTCATAAGCCCCCAAAGTCCGAACGATGACGGATTAACCGTTCCGTAGTCACAGCTTACAACATATTTTTCAAAATTCCCCTGTGGAATTTCCGCAAACATATCATCATTCATAAACGGATAAACACAACCGCTTGCACTTACCCATTTCCCGAGAATAAACCTTTCAAAAAATACACCGCTGTACAATGACCTGTAACGCTGCTTCATCTTCTCTGAAAGAGACGGATTATCCTCCATTGTGAAACGCAGATAATAAGCATTTTTACTTTTTCTTCCCAAAATCCACTCAACCCTGAACCAGTGCTGAGGATACTCGGGATTGCAGTTGAACCAGAACCTGCTCCCCTCAACAGAACATCTTGCAACAGCCTGCTCAACAAATGACTTAGGCATAAGAGCGACTTCATCAAACATAATTCCGCAAAGCGTCATACCCTGTATAAGAGATGCGGAGGCTTCGTCCTTGCCGCCGAAAAGATAGAAGCTGTTTGTTTTTCCTGCAAGCGATATTTCAACAAGATTCTGCGAAAGCTTTTCATTACATACAAAACCCATATCTTCAAGAATACCGATAACAGGAGTTACAACATTCCGTCTTAACGAACGTATCGTCTTTCCGCAAAGGGCAAAGCTTCCGCCGCTGAACTTGTAGAATGACCACAGTACAAACGAAATTCCCATACAAAGAGTTTTTCCGCTTCTTACAGCACCGTCACATATCACAGCATCACAACCACTGTATTTGCTGCCACTGCACCACCACGTCAAAAGCTTCATCTGTTTCGGCGAAAATTCAGTCGGAATCATCACTGCTCACCCCGTCACCGTTGAATATTCCCGCACTTCTTTCTAGTGCCTTATAAAACGGCATACTGTTTTCTTCGGGATTCTGCTGTACCTCACAAAGCTTTTCCAGAGCCTTGAGCCTGTCAAAGAATTTTATTTCCATAGCACCGTCCTTTGGTCTTTTTATTTCGGAAATCATATACAAATCCATTGTTTCAAGAAGCCCCGTATCAGGATTATCCGTATACAAAAGCTTTATACTGTCTGCTATACTTCCGAATGCCAGTCTTTCATAGCCTGTCAGTGCCGCAAGCCTGAGATTTTCAAGCCGAATGTTCCTGTACTGCCTTATGCGTTCCGACATACCTTTTTTCATAAGCAGTCTCTGTCCTGCATTCTTCGCATAACCTGCCATAACTGCGGATAACTCCGCATTGCCGTTTGATGAATAGTAACAGCAAAATATATCCTCTTTTTTTGTCATATCAAACCTCCTTGTAAGCTCAAGCTTTGGTAACCGTGAGCTTCTGAAAGGTTCACGCAAAGCTTTCACGGTTTCAGATTTTTCAGGTAAGGATTTAATTTTCAGCAACTCCTTACATCTAATGGTAAAAAACAAAAGGAAAGTGTACACTAATGAGCATTAATGTACACTTTCCAAAAAAATTTTTATAAAAACCTCACATTACAAAACCATAAAGTTTAGGTCAAGCCTTTTTAAAGGCTTGCGGGTCGAGGGCAGAGCCCTCGTCAGGATTTTTAAGGGCGAAGCCCTTAAACACACAATTATCAAAATCATAATGCCGTAAAACGGCATTATGCTAAATCTCCTCTTCGGAAGCTGTTTCTTCGGAAACTGCTTCCGAAAAAGCCTTCTCCAAAGAAACAGGAGCATTGACCGCAGCTTCTTCAACCGGCTTGTTTGAAGCATAATATACCGAATCAGGATTGCTGTTCTCCATATCATAAATATACGAATAGCTCAGAACTGCACAATGCTTGAAATAGGGATATACAAACACCGCCGGTATAACAAAGAAGCAGAAAATTCCCCAAAGAATATATGAAAGATACAGGCTTACAATTCTGCCGTAATTTTTCCTTACCATATATGAGGACGCTTTTATAATATCCCTTTCCCTTTTATAGTTGAAATCGGCAACATAAAGATACTGAGCCATAATATAAAGTCTTGAAACCATAAGATAGCCTATAAGCCCGAAAATTCCTACCCACAAGGCACATATGCTCCATAAGGCTCTCTGCTCCTGAAAATGAGCTGCAAGATAAAGCATAATAACGGCAGGCAAAGAAAAAACCAGAAACCATACTGCTTTTCTGATAAGAATTATCATATTAAGCTGAACCGTATCAAGATATTTTCCTTTTTGGAAATAATAGAAAATATCCTCTATATCTCCGCTCTGAGAGTTACGGCAGCCTGCAATAAACCTTATATATCCCGTATAGACAGGCAAAAGCATTACAAACACTATCAGCGACAAAACCGCTGACACTATACATATTCCTGCATTGACGGGATTCATCTCCGAAAAATCAACAGTATTATTTTTCAGAAAGCTGTCGTCAAGAAAAGCCACAGAAAAATAAATAAGCATAAACGGTATCGCCAATGACGTAAGAACGCATAAAAATCCTGTAACTGATTTCATCCAGTTATTTTTTCCGAGAATTACCTTAGTCTGTTTTTTCAGAACATTTTCAGCACTCACATTAAACACTTCCTTATAAAATATTATTTACTCCTGACTCTTGAACATTCTGTACATAGCTTCAAGACAAATCTGTGCGTGTAAAAAGAACTTTTCCCTGTCAAGCGATTCATCGGGTCTGTGCATATTTGAAAAATCGCTTTTGAACACAGGTCCGAACGCAACACCCTTATTGTTCATTGTACGTGCATACGTTCCTCCTCCCGTTGAGTATATATCAGGATATTCTCCCATAATTTCATAATAAGCTCCTTTTAATACGGAAATTATTTCGCTGTCCTCCGAAACATCGAGCGGCGGCAGATTGCTGTCAACCTTGAGAGTAAGTCCGAAATTTTCAGCCTTTTTCCTTAATTCCGATACTATACTTCCGCAGTTAGCCGAAACAGGATAGCGTACATCAAGCCTTGCATATGCTTTTTCACTGTCAGCACCCACAACTCCCACATTTACCGTAAGCTCTCCGCTGCGGCTGTCGCTCTGCTTTATTCCGAGCAGACTTCCGTCCGTGGTATCTGATATAAAAGCCCTGAGAAATTCAAAAATATTCCCCATGCTTTCATCAGGAAGTATGCCCGACAAATATTTCACAATCTTCATTACCGCATTTTCGCCCTTGTGCGGTTCCATAGCGTGAGCTGCCTTTCCAAAAGCTGTTACTTTTATATTGCCGCTTTCTTCAGCCTCCGCAGTTATTTCCTTATCCGCAAGTATTTTTTCATTCGCTTTCTCTTTGTCAATCACAAATACAGCCTTGTCGGGAACGGCATTTACGGCATTTCCGCCTTTCGCTCCTATTATATATGAGCCTTTATTGCTTCCGCTTACAGTAAGCTGCAAAATTCCTTTCTCACAACCGCATATCCCGTAATCCGAGTCAGGCGTAAAACCTATGTCAAGCCCATCTTCCTTTGAAAAGTAGTGCTGTGCGTCAGTCATACCAACTTCCTCATTCGTTCCCAGTATCAGCCTTATCATACTTCCGTCCGATATTACACCCTCGTCCTTTAACGCTTTCAGACAGTATAATGCAACTACCGCCGAGCCTTTATCGTCAGCTACTCCTCTTCCGTAAAGCCTGCCGTCCTTTTCCGTAAGCTCAAACGGCGGTACACTCCAGCCCTCTCCTGCGGGTACAACGTCAAGGTGTGTCAGAACTCCGCATATTCTCTTTCCGCTTCCGTACTGAATATGCCCTGCCTCTCCGTCAACATTCTTTACCTCAAAGCCCATACTCTTTCCAAGCTCCAGCATATATTCAAGTGCCTGCAAAGGCTTTTCACTTCCCTCTGCCGATACCGAACGTATAGCTACAACATCAGACAGCGTTTTCAATATTTCATTCCTGTATGCAAGTATTTTCTCTCCGAAAGACATA